AAGAGATATTTGAGGTGTTAGAGACCGACCCTGAAGTATTTCCTCTCTTAGGACCATTTATGACGGCCTTCCATAACCAAGCTATGGAGCAGCTGGAAGGTATGATAGGAACTCTTCGTGTACAGACTTCTCGTTTGGCCACAAAAGAGTCTTACTGGGTATTCAGTGGAGATGACTTCGACCTGAAGGTATCAGATCCTCGACATCCAAGTTATCTGCTTATTGCCAACGATCCTGAAATGGAAAGTATCATTGGCGCACTTAATGCTCTGATATTAAATCGACTTGTCACACGTGTAAATAGTGGTATGGGTAAAAATGTTCCTGTGAGTATCATCGTTGATGAGCTTCCAACGCTCTATTTCCATAAGATAGACCGTTTGATAGGTACAGCACGAAGTAACAAGGTAGCCGTCACTTTAGGTTTTCAGGAAGTACCACAATTGGAAGCTGACTATGGCAAGGTCGGAAAAGATAAGATTATCACTACCGTAGGTAATGTTGTGTCAGGATCAGCTCGTTCAAAGGAGACGCTTGACTGGTTGTCAGGGGACATCTTTGGTAAGGTTGTACAGTTAAAGAAAGGTATTACTATTGATAGAGATAGAACTTCTATCAACCTCAATGAGAATATGGATAGCCTTCTCCCAGCTTCGAAGATTAGCGATATGGGAGCAGGTTGGCTTTGTGGTCAAACAGCACGTGACTTTGTTGTCACCAAAACAGGTAGAAGAGATGCTATGGATATACAGACAGCCGAAGAGTTTAAGACTACCAAGTTTTACTGTAAGACTTCCTTTGATATGGAGGACATTAAAGCAGAACAAGCAGATTATTTCAATTATCCAATACCAAAGTTCTATAACTTTGACTCTGAAGATTCTAAAGAACGAATCCTATATTCTAACTTTGACCGAATAGACAGCGAAGTAAAAACGATGATCAAAGTCATTCAAACAGAGAAAAAGAAGAAGGGTGGTTCACAAGTTGCTCCACGGAAGGCTGCTATAAAAACTAATAAAAACAAATCGTCCTAACCTCCTAAAGAAAAAGAAATGGTGTATCAAGCGATACATCATTTCTTTTATACGTCTTGCAGCTTCTTTTATTTGTTCTTCTCTTGTCATATAGTTATTTCATAAATCAAACATTTCTAATTGTCGGGGGCTGAAGACTTCTTTATAATGGGCAATCTTACGCATTGCTTCTTTAAGCATTGGAAGTACAGACGAGCCTCTAATTTCGGGTTTGTTACTATCGTCATCATCTATATCTCCGCCCCTGAATTGAATTTCATCTATAACACGTTGGCAATTCTCTTCTAATGAATTCAAGGCTGCATTGATAGCTTCTTTTTCGGTATTATAACCGCCTTTTTGCGTATCAACATAGGCTGCACCATTGCAACCGCCTTGCGTCCAAAAAGTATAACGGAGTCCAAAATCCCACCGTCCGTTGTCTGATTGCGCTGTTGAGACTTCAAAGTAATTTGTTTTATTAGTCCATTTTATCTTAACATCCGGCGTTAAGCATACATCGAAGATGTTGAAGCCAAATTCTTTGTATTGATGCACGATTTTTGGGCTGTCCTCCTGCTTCAAATATTCGCCCCATTCTTCGAAAGTGAAATTTTGCCCTGTGCATTTGCAGCTATGGAAAATGTTATTTTCTTTCATAAATTCATATTTTAGTCTACTAATTCAAAACACGCCTTGTCATTGTCTTCTGACCAGCAAGCACTGCCTGCGTGAGGCAGTACTTGTCATTAAACATAATTTTCTTAGTCATAATCTTCTAATATTTTTGCTTTAATCCTCATTATTTCTATCTATCAGCCCAATAGCATAAGAATGCGTATCAAAGTAGTAGCCCATAGAATGCCTTTTAATTTCCTCATATAAGCGACCTTGATATGTCACCACGGCTTCGTTATCATCGAGGGCGCAAATAGCATCATATACCTCTCGACGCTCTTTCAAGAATTTCTCAACATCCTCGAAGTTGTCGAAATCTGATATGATTTCCTTTACTTCGTTCTCATAATAATCAGCAGCATCGTCGGCTGTAAACAAATTATAGTCGTCTCCATAATCCTCTGCTGTACGAGTAAATGGGTCGTACGCTCGATTGCCTGTCCTATACCAAACATTCCAGCCATCACGTTTATGGAATATCTCAATGCTTAAATCGTGCTGCTCTGCATATTCACGTGCTTCTTCCATAGAGTCAAAGCCGATAATAGCCTTTTTTAAGTCAAGAGGATAACCACTCCGTTCCGATGTAGTTTCGATTAATTCAAAGCCTCCCTGTGCTGCTAAATCGATAAAATCAAATTGTTTCATATTCTTTCCCCGTCATGCCGATAGGTCAGCTTTTAAGTTTTATAATTAATTTCGGGCATCCTG